AAAAATAATGATGTAGATGCTGAAGAACTTCAAGAACACGGCCAGGTTGATGACAATATCAGACAATCAGATGTCAGATGGTTAATACATGAAGAGTTTCCACTTGAGATTGCACAAAAAATAGAAAAAGGAATCAACATGGCGTCAGCTGATGCTGGTTGGTTACATCAATGGGACTATGTAGAACATCATCAATACACGACATATAGACATAGACCAGATGCACGAGTAACTGGAGATTTCTATACATGGCATACAGATTCAAGCGATGAAGCACAATCAGACGGTGGCAAATACAGAAAGTTAAGTTCTACTATTCAATTATCACATCCAGACGAATATGAAGGTGGATTGTTTCAATGGTTAGAACCAAGAGGAATGTTTGATATGTTAAGAAACAATCAAAGTCTTCAGTCTGTTTGTGTTGATGAATATATTCAAACTGTTCCATTCAGTGGAAAAGAAAGAGGAAGTCTTATAGTATTTCCTTCTTTTGTACATCACCAAGTAACACCAGTTACCAGAGGGACTAGAATATCACTAGTTAGTTGGTTTCATGGTCATCCCTATGTCTAATCTAGTCACCGTCTCTAAAGTAGACGAGTGTTTTCTAAAAGTAAATTGTGACAAAGGTCTTGCAAGAGACTTATACGATTTCTTTTCATTTACTGTACCTGGCGCCAAGTTCATGCCGTCATACAAAAACAAATGGTGGGATGGTAAAGTAAGACTATTCTCTCTAAAAACTCAGAAGATATACATAGGTCTACTACCCTACATTGACGAGTTTTGTAGAGAAAGAGGATTCGATTTCGAGGGCGTAGAAGATGTCATCGGACACAAACATAAACTCAAAGATTGGAATGTAGAAGACTTAAACTTACCCTTTGCTCCTAGAGATTACCAACTCGAAGCATTCAAAGAGACAGTCAAGTATGGTAGACAACTTCTTTTGTCTCCTACGGCATCTGGCAAGTCTTTAATCATATATATGATAGCCAGATACTATAACATGAAAACAATTATAATTGTTCCTACTACATCACTAGTAGAACAAATGACAAAAGATTTTCAGGAGTATGGATATGATAAACAAGTATGTAAAATTTATAGTGGTCAACCTGTATTTCCTGCTGACATTACGGTTACTACATGGCAGAGTTTTGCTAAAGCACCTAAAGAGGTTATGCAATCGTTTGATGTAGTAATAGGAGATGAGGCACATCTATTCAAGGCACAAACACTCAAAGGTATATTAGAGAAGATGAAGACCACTGCAATTAGAGTTGGTCTTACAGGAACATTAGATGGTACAGAAGTTCATAGACTACAACTAGAAGGACTATTTGGTCCTGTTAAGAAAGTAGTATCTTCGGCACAACTTATGGAAGAAGGTACAATTGCTAATTTAAAAATTGATTGTGTCATACTCCGTCATACTAAACAGAAAAAAATGTCGTATCAAGATGAGATGGATTACTTAGTCGGCAATGATAGTAGGAACGAATTCATATGTAATCTAGTATATTCACTGAAAGGAAATACTCTAGTATTGTTTCAGTTTGTAGAGAAACATGGGGTTCTACTGCATAAGAAAATGTTTGAAAGATTAGATGATAAACTGCATTATGTATACGGTGGTACAGATGTAGAAGACAGAGAGAATGTAAGAGAAGTCGTAGAAAAGGCCAGTGATAATGTCATACTGGCGTCATACGGAACTTTTTCAACAGGAGTAAACATTAAGAAAATAGATAATGTTGTATTTGCAAGTCCCTCTAAATCTAGAATAAGAAATTTACAATCAATTGGTCGTGGTCTTCGTAAGGCAGAAGGCAAAACTGAGATGAGGTTATTTGATATTGCAGATGACCTACAATGTGAAAATCATACTTTAAATCACCTTAAAGAACGGATAAATATATATAACGAAGAAAGTTTTTCATATGAACTCAAACAATTTGACCTTAAATGACATCACCAATAGATTTAGTACCAAATAGATACGAAGTAATTAAACTCAAAGACGGAGCAGAAATAGTCGGAATGACTAAAGACTGTGGAGATTACTTAGAGATAACATTACCTATGATATGTCAGTTATCTATTGTACCAGGAACACCAAGAACAAATGCAGTGTTTTACCCTTACTCACCATTGAGTTCGGACGAGAGAGTTCAATTACCAAAATCACAAGTCGTTCATAGAAATTTAATGAACCCTCAGTTTATAGAATTTTATGATAATGCATCAAGCAAATGGTTCGAGATGATTGAGAACCAAAGTATACCTCTAATGACTAAACAAGACGAAAAGATTGCAGATAGAATGAGAGGTGCTCTAAATGAAATGATGAGTAAATACCAACACATAGATGATGCAACACTAGACAGAGCCTTAGAAGATTTAGAATTCGAAGATGATTTCGATGAAGATTATATAATCGACAAAAAGAAATTACATTAGGCTTTTGAAATGACTAAATAAGTGCGTATAACTTTGAGTTATATACATTTATCATTATAATTTATATATTTAAACTGGAGATACCATGTCAGCTGCAATCAGATTGATTCAGAAGAGCATGGTGGGACGATTCGAAGACCTGAAAGAAGTGCTACCTAGCATCATAGAAGCAATTGAGTTTACGACACTATTGACTCTTCCTGTTTTACTACCGTTTTTCATTATGTTTATGTCGAAAGGCATTGTATAGTGTCTAACAAGACTAAAACTAACTTACAAAACACAGCAGAGGTGGCAACACTTCTGTTCGTGTTCTGTATTTCAATAATAGGACTACTACCAAAGTGAAACTAGATTCATGGAAAAGACCGAAAGATGTTATATATTGCGAATACAGACAAGAAGACCTCAATTTTAACTCACTAAATATAGTAGAAGATGCAACTCCTGAAGAAGTTGATGAGTGGATGAACACTGATTACTTCATGAAAGGCGAATTCGATGTAATGAAATTGTTCGTTCTAGTTCCTGCATTGATTCAAGTTACAGTATTTTTTATGATGCTCTTTATGTTTTATGTCAATAGTCTCGTATTTTAGAAAAACGCTTAAACTCATGTTTGGGTTAGGCAAATCCGAAGACTTTGAGATAAGTATACTTAATATACTAATAATTGCGATATTATTAGGAATTATGTTTGTAGTAGGTAATGGATTACTCCTTATATGGATCCTGACCCTGGCGACATAATTAGTTTATCATGCTATTTGTATCCTCACAAGGGGGTTTTTAAATTAATTTTAATTTAATTAACCTAAAAAACCACTATCCCTACAACAACTAATCTAGTATAATAAGTACATCATGGCAAAAAACGCAAAACAACAAGAACACTATGTTAATAACAAAGAGTTCACAGCCGCAGTCGCCGAGTTTAACGAGAAAGTAAAGCTCGCCCAGGCAGAAGGTAAAACACCTCCACAAATGTCTAATTACATAGGAGAGTGCATCTATAAGATTGCTACTCGACTATCTACAAGACCAAATTTCATAAACTACACTTACAGAGACGAAATGATATGTGATGGCATAGAAAATTGCATTCAATATATCAAAAACTTTAATGTAGAAAAATCTAATAATGCATTCGCATATATTACTCAGATTTGTTACTATGCTTTCTTAAGAAGAATACAGAAAGAAAAGAAACAAGTCTATATCAAACAACAAGTCATATCAGACATAACACAAGAAACACTGGATTCCATTGATGGCGATACCACAGGTATGGTCAACACCAATGTAGAGTGGATGCAAGATAACATGAATCATGTTGCTTATGAACCACGCAAATCAAAACGAGAAAAAGTCAAAAAAGAAAAAGGTTTAGATAAATTTACTGAATGAAAATAGCGATACTTAACGATACACATGCTGGTGTTCGTGGTGATATGTTGGAAATGTCCAAATATCAAGGAAGATTCTACAAAGAGATATTCTTTCCATACCTAGACGAACACAACATAACACAAATCTTACACTTGGGTGATTACTTCGATAGACGAAAGTTTGTCAACTTTGTAACACTTGAAGCAAATAGAGAACACTTTATTAAACCTATGTTAGAGAGAAACATCTCTATGGATTTGATATTGGGTAATCATGATGTATATTACAAGAATACAAATACTGTAAATGCACCAGACTTACTACTATTTGAAAGTGATAATATCAATGTGATACATCATCCTATTGTAAAAGAATACGATGGAGTTAATCTTGCACTTGTACCTTGGATTAATAACGAGAACTATGCCGACAGTATAGATTTTCTATTGAGTGCAAATGCAGATACATGTATGGGTCACTTCGAGATAGAAGGTGCATTGATGATGCCTGGAATGACATGTCAACATGGTCTAGACCACACATATCTAAAACGATTCGATAAAGTTTATAGTGGTCATTTTCATCAAAAGTCGGAAGTAAAGAACATTAAGTATCTTGGTTCTCAAATGGAGTTCACATGGTCAGACTATGGTGATAACAAATACTTTCATATCTTTGATACAGATACAAGAGAGATGTTACCAGTACATAATCCATTAACGATGTTCGAGAAAGTCTTTTACGATGACAGTAAAGAGACATTTGAAACAATCAATAACAAAGACTATTCTAAGTACAAGGGTAAATTCTGTAAAGTAATAGTAGTAAACAAAGACAATCCATATTGGTTCGACTCAATGGTCGACAAACTTCATGCAGCCAATCCTTTGCATGTTGTCGTAGTTGATGACCATAAACATATGGACTTGATGGACGACAATGATATAGAAGGAGTAGAAGATACTCTTACCATACTAGAAAAGTATGTTGACGGTCTAGAAATACAAGGTCAGAAAAAACCCCTTCTGGAAATGATGACTTCGTTGTATAATGAAGCACTTGAAGAACATAATTATCTATGATTAATTTTAGCAAAATACGATACAAGAACTTGTTATCGTCTGGTAACACATTTACTAGTTTCGACCTAGACAGGTCGCAGACAACATTAATTGTTGGAGATAATGGTGCAGGTAAGTCTACACTATTAGATGCATTGTGTTTCGTGTTGTATGGCAAAGGTTTTCGTAATCTTAAAAAAGACTTATTGGTAAACTCTATCAATCAGAAAGACCTAGTAGTTGAGATAGAATTTACAGTTGGTAGAAAATCATACAAAGTTATTCGTGGTGCAAAACCAAATAAGTTTGAGTTATATGTCAATGGTACAATGCTCAATCAAGATGCAACAGTCAGAGATTATCAAGAACACTTAGAGAAGAACATTCTAAAGATGTCCTTTCGTTCATTCACTCAAGTTGCAGTATTGGGTTCAGCTAACTTTACTCCTTTCATGCAGTTAAAGTCAGTAGAGAGAAGAAGACTAGTAGAAGACCTACTCGACATATCTATATTCTCAACCATGCAAGACATTCTTAAGAAGAGAGTTACACAACACAATATAGATGTCAGAGAAACCAAACACAACATTGAACTATTAGAAGAAAGAATAAGTGGTCTCAATGAACAAGTAAATCTACTTTCAAAGTCTCGTGATAAGAAAGTAGAGAAGTATGAAAATACAATAAGAGAAACTCAGAGTAACATAGACTCCGTAATGGGTGTCATTAAACTAAATACTGAGGTGGTGAAAGAGAAGAGACATTCTATCTCAGACAGAGACCCACAAGGTGACAGATTAAAGCGGGCCTTAGACTTAGAAAGTAAACTAGAAGAGTCACAAAGAAAGGCACTTAAAGAAATAGAATTCTACAAAAACAATGATGATTGTCCAACTTGCAAACAGGGATTAGATGAACAGCATAAGAAGAAACACATTAAAGATAAATCAGATAAGGTCAGCGAGCTCAAGGCGGCGGTGCTTTCGATTAACGAAACAATCGATGCATCAAGAAATAGAATGGCAGAAATCAACGATGTCCTCGGAGACATCGAAGAAGTCCAAAGACAAATAGGTTTACATCAAACAGAGATTTTATCTAATCAAAAGTACATAGAGAAATTGAATCAGGAAATCAGTGACTTAAAGAGTGAAGTTAATTCTGAGACTGGTGTAAATGATAAACTCAGTAATGCTGAAGATGACCTAGATAAATTACATTCTAAGAAAGAAAGTCTTACAGATAGACAACATTACTTTGACCTTGCAACAACTTTACTCAGAGACCAAGGTGTAAGACAAAGAATAATTAAACAATATGTTCCTGTAATGAACAAGATGATTAACAAGTATCTTGCAAATTTAGAATTCTATGTTGGGTTTGAATTGAATGAATCATTCGAAGAGACAATCAAATCCAGATTTAGAGATGTATTTAAGTATGATAATTTCTCACAAGGAGAAAAGATGAGAATTGACCTTGCATTGTTGTTCACATGGAGAGCAGTCGCAAGAATCAAGAACTCAGTCAATACAAACATACTTATACTTGACGAGGTATTTGACTCCTCTTTAGATTCACAAGGTACAGATGACTTCTTGAAGTTACTGAACTCACTGAATGAGAAGACAAATGCATTTATTATCTCCCATAAAGGAGACCAACTATATGATAAGTTTGAAGAAGTGGTTCGATTTGAGAAACACAAGAATTTCAGCCGTATCGCAATTTCATAAATAAAACTATGTATCAATTAATAGAAGAAGCATCAAATGTATTAAGAACTCCACCTCCGGAGTTTGACTTTGAAAATCCACCAGAAGACCCAATTGAAATTGCCAAGAACATGGCAGAGGCAATGGACAAATTTGGGGGTTTAGGACTCTCATGTAATCAAGTTGGATTACCTTACAGAATGTTTGTCATGAGAACAATGCATGAGGGCGATAAAGAATCAAAAGTCATCGCATACTATAATCCTAAGTTGACACGAGTGTCACAAGATACAGACTTAATGAAAGAGGGGTGTTTATCGTTCCCAGACCTATTCTTAATGATTAAAAGGTCTAAAACGATAGAATTCACATATCAAGATGAAACCGGTGAAGAGAAGAGTGCAGTGCTAGAAGGCATTGGTGCAAGATGTGTTCAACATGAAATTGACCACTTGAATGGAATCTTATTTTTACAAAGGGCATCAAGATTAAAACTTGAGAGAGCTCAAAAGGCTCGAGTAAAAGAAAAAAAGAAAAGACTAGAATATGAAAGAAGAATCGCACTTGCAAAATACTTCCAAGAATTGCAGTCCTCCAAGGATGCTGAAATATCTAATGATGCCGGAGAGGTGTCAACAGATAATAGAGTTTCACAAGAGTCATAGACACTTACAAGCTGTAGGAGATGGGTCTGATTACTTTGGTATCAGACTTATGCACATTCACAATCCTGACATTAGACAATGGGTCTTTGAAGTCATGGTGGATTTAATTGGTGAAATAAGAAAAACATCTGACCAGATAGTATTTCCAGAAATGGTGGCAATCAATGAATGGCCAATTGGTGGTATTCAAGACCCACACCTAGACACCTATTCTAATCAACAATTCGAAGCCGGTACCCAAGAAACTCATCCTTCCAGAGAGTGGACTTGTATTCTATATCTAAACGATGACTTCAGAGGTGGCAGAACTTATGTGCCAGATGGAGAGACATATGAACCAGAGATGGGTTCAGGTCTACTATTTCAAGGAATCTACATACCTCATGGTGTAGAAAAAGTGAGAAGAAACTCACGACACACAATCTCATTATGGTTCACAACTGATTCGTCCAGAGTCATGCCCATATATCCAGTAAGAGACTTAAATCTCAACGAAGACAACATCCGACAACAACCTTAATTTATCTAGGGGTTGACAGCGACCCTCACTTTTTGTTACCATTATCCTATAATGAAAAAGGAGATAATATAATGCCAAAATTTAATGACCGAGTAGAGGTTGCAGGAAGACACTATTCTAGGTGGGGAATCACAGGTACATTCAGTACGACTAGAGATGCAGTCGAAAAATACAAAAATGATTTTATAATCGTAGAGGGCGTAGTTCGTTGGAAGTCCAATGACCAAATTCCTTTTGGTGATATGTTATTAGATTTTTGTGAAGCAAGTCTTATTAGTCCGAAACAAGTAAGAGTTTCTTCAGAAATTAGAGAAAAAGAAACTGATGAGTTTTGGGAAAGATTTGGACTTGGGGCCTAAAGGTTGACAATGACCTTCACTTTTTGATAGGATATAAACATGACAGAAAAACTTAAAAACCAAAAAGACTCACTCGCAAGATTAATGGCAACAGAAAATCTTACGATTGTACATAAAAAAATACCAACTGCATACTTTGATGTTAAGAATAGGATACTCGCTTGTCCTACTTTCAAAGATGACATTTCTCCAGAACTATATGACTTGTTCATGGGGCATGAAGTTGGCCATGCACTGAATACTCCTTACGAGGGACTTCATTCTACATTAGTTGAGAATAGAACTCTTAAGGGTTATCTTAATGTTGTCGAAGATGTAAGAATCGAGAAGGCAATCAAACAGAAGTATCAAGGGTTGAGAACTTCTTTCTTTAAGGCATACAATGAACTTATGGAAAAGAACTTCTTCGGCATCGAGGGTAGAGACTTACAAGAACTTGCATTGATTGACAAAATCAATTTGATTACTAAGTGTGGTTCTAGAGTCAACATCAAACTTAATTCTGAAGAACAAACATTCTTAGATATGGCAGAGGCATGTAAGACTTGGGAAGAAGTTGTCGCTTGTGCTAATTCAATCTATGAGTACTCTAAAGAAAACGAAGACAGAACTAAAGAAGACGAACAAATTTCTACTATGCAAATGCCTGATATTGAAGAGTCTGAAGAAGAAGACGAAGATGCAGAATCAAATCAGATGCCTGGTAACTATGACGAATCAGAAGAAGAGTCTGAAGAAGAAGACGAAGTATCAAAGGCTGACTCTGAAGTAGACGAGAAAGGCGAAGAGACTGATAACCAGATTAAAGAAGTTGGTTCTAAGGGTGGCAAGTTCGAAGGCGCCTATGACGAATTAGATGGTGCTAGAGAGTCAATCACCGAACACTTTGCACATAACAACGAAGATGACTTTGTTGACGAAAATGCAAACATAAAAACTAATGTTGACTTGAGAACTAAATTCAAGAATGCTGATATAGACTCTATGATTTACACTCACAAACAAGTTGCCACTGATTGGCAAGAATGGTTAGTCGCTGCTGATTGGGACAGACAAATTGCAGAAGATGACTACTACAATCAAGAACATAAAGATGAGGCACTTACTGAAAGAAGTCACACTATTATTCTTGGCAAACATTACAGAAAACATCTTCAAAACAAAAACAAAAAGATTGTTGCCCACATGGCAAAAGAGTTTGAGTTAAGACAAAATGCACATAGAAGTGCTAAGGCATATACAGGCACTAGTGGTGACCTTGATATGAATAGACTTGCTAAGTATCAGATTGTTGATGACATTTTCAAAAGAGTCACATACATTCCAGATGGCAAGAATCATGGTGTCAATGTTTTACTTGACTGGTCTGGTTCTATTCATAATGAGTGTGCCGACATGTTAGAACAATCAATTATACTTTCAGAGTTCTGTAGAAAAGTAAACATTCCTTACAGAGTGTATCTCTTCTCAGATTCTATTCAAAGACAAGACAGATATGACTACTCAAGTGGCACTGCAAAACTTGTCGAGATTATGACTAACGAAATGTCTAACAGAAAATACTCAGAGATTCTAGATTACTTATCTTGTATACTAGTTGGCAAAATGCATGATGAGCTTCAGCACTCATGGGGTGGTTCAACAAAGGCCGAGAAACTTGCTGAAGAATACAATGCGATATTCAGTTCAATTCAACAATGGGATCCTGCAACTTCATACTGGAGAGATTCAAGATTCTCAAGACATTGTTGTCCTGAGAATTACAGATTGGGTGGTACACCTCTTGACCATTGTTTAGTTGCTATGAGAAAATTCTTACCAGAGTTCAACAGACAGTATGGTATTGAGAAATCAATTCTAACAATCATCACCGATGGGTTCAGTTTCAGAAGTGACTTCTTTGACGAATCAGAAGCAGAGTCTACTGACTACAAGGCTCAGGCAGGCGATGACTACTGGTATTCTGCCAAGAGAGAGAGAAGTTTCATCGACCCATACATCAACAAGAACTTTCTTTACACAACTAATTCTGGTTATGGCAGAAACGACTTCGAGAAAACTCAGAACATATTAGAGTGGTTATCAGATACTTGCAATGTCACCGTGACAGGATACTTTGTTTTCACCAAGAAGAGAGACTTCCAGTCAATGGGTGAATACATCATACCAAACTTTTGGGCAGAAGTTGATGGGTTGTGGAAAGATATGAGAAAATCAGGTGTAGTAGTTGACACCAAGGGTTACAACAAATTGTTCTTGACCACTGCATCTAATCTTGCTACGACAGGCGATGACGAACTTGGCGAAGAGTTCATTGGTGCAAACAAAAACAGAGTGACTGCCGCTTTCAAAAGAAATCAGAAAGGCAAGTCAACATCAAGATTTCTAACTAACGAATTTATAAAGGAGATTGCATAATGGAAATGATAGGTACTATTAATATTGATAAATTTCAAGACGCCATACAACAGGTCGGTAAAGGACCTTGTGTAGAGTTTGATTGCCCTAGGCAAAGGGCTTGTGGCGAAGAAGAGGTTGAATGTAAGGCATTTAGGTTTTGGGTCAACAATGATTCATACACCACAATGAGAAAAGGTCAGAAGACTTCTATTGCAATTGACATGGAAAGATTACTAAAAGAAATTGAATAGGGTTGACAATGACCCTCACTTTTTGATAGGATAATAACTGATGAGAAATAAAACTACTTTAACGGAGACAAATTATGAGTAAGTGGACATACGACCCAACAGAGTCGATTAATATAGGGAATGCAAATTTCCACCTGACACCTGACAGGAAAGAATTTATTCAGGCATTAAAGGAAAAATATCCGAATCAATTGCAATTCACGAAAGAGCAATTCAATTCGTTAGGACATTTTCCATATTGGCTGAAGTCAAACAGGTATAACTTTAAAGATGGTTCAGTCTTTAATCTTCAACCTATTCTTGCTGTCGATAATAACGGCACGACTATTGCAGTTTCTAATAAACCAGAACCTCTTGCAGTTCCTCAGACCAAGAGGGTTCAACAGATGCCTGTTGCCGCTCAATCTGAGAGTGTGAATATCATGAGTGATGTCAAAATCATTCCTGAGAAGATGCCAAACTATGTGCCTTTTGGTCATGCTAAAGATGTTAAGAACATTCTTAAATCTAAGATATTCTTTCCTTTCTTTGTGACAGGTCTTTCAGGTAATGGTAAAACATTAATGATTGAACAAACTTGTGCTCAGTTGAAGAGAGAACTCTTCAGAGTCAATATCACTATTGAGACAGACGAAGACGACCTAATGGGTGGTCACACTTTGCAGAATGGTAACATCATCTTCAGAGAAGGTCCAGTTATCAAGGCAATGAGAAAAGGCGCTGTCTTACTTCTTGACGAAGTTGACTTAGGGTCTAACAAAATGATGTGTTTACAATCAGTTCTTGAGGGCAAAGGTTACTTAATCAAGAAAACTGGTGAGTGGGTTACACCGACTCCTGGTTTCACTGTTGTCGCAACTGCCAACACTAAGGGCCAAGGGTCTGAAGATGGCAAGTTCATTGGTACTCAAATCATGAATGAGGCGATGCTTGAAAGATTCGCTATCACAATGCAACAAGAATATCCACCAGTAACTACTGAGAGAAATATTCTAAAACAAGAAATGGCTTTGACTGGCGATGTTGACGATGACTTCGTTAAGAAACTAGTTGATTGGGCTGACATAATCAGAAAGACTTATTACGAAGGCGCCATTGATGATGTGATTACGACCAGAAGGTTAGTTCACATTGTTAGTGCTTACAAGATGTTTGGTGACAAACTAAAGGCGATTACAATGTGCATATCTAGATTTGACGAAGAAACTAGAAATGCTGTTCTCGACCTTTACACCAAAGTCGATGATGGTGTGCATTTAGAAAACCCTGTTGACGAAACAGACTCTTAAGAGTATAATACTAATATGGGTTTATTTACTAAGTCAAACAACAAAGTCCAACGAGGCATTGACTACAAATACAATGAGGGAGAACTTCTAAAAGAGTTCTCTCAATATGTAGATTCAACTTATGACCAACACTACAGTCTGAACAAGTATCAGGCAACTGAATTCATTATGGATGCAGGACACGGTGAAGGTTTTTGTATTGGGAATATTTTAAAGTATGCCCAACGATATGGCAAAAAGGGTGGGAAAAATCGTGCCGACCTTTTGAAAGTAATTCATTATGGGTTTCTTGCTTTAAATAATCACGATAAAAATGGAGACTAAGAAATGAAAATTTCAAGTGAAACAAAGGCGATACTAAAAAACTTCGCTACAATTAATTCAGGTATCAAAGTTGATTCAGGTAATCAACTTAAGACGATATCTAACATGAAGAATATTCTGGCTGTCGCTACGATACCAGAAACATTCGACAAGTCATTTAGTATCTACAATCTTGTAGAATTTCTAGGTGCAACTAGTCTATTAGAGAATCCAGAATTCAATTTCAATGATTCGTCATTGAGTATTGCTGATGCTGATACATCTCTAACTTACTTCTATGCCTCAGAGGGTATGGTCACTTCACCAGAGAAGATGATTACTATGCCAGATGCAGAGATTAATATAGAATTATCTTCTACACTTCTAACTGAATTGCAAAAGGCAGCTTCAGTATTGGGTGTTAATGATTTGATACTTACATCTGATGGGACTAAAATTCAGATGCAAGTAACTGATAAGAAGAATACAACTTCGAACACATTCAGTAGAACTGTTGGCGAAGGCAATGGTGACACATTCACCATGAATTTCAAGATTGAGAACTTGAAAGTTTTAGATGGCAACTACTCAGTTGCAGTATCCTCAAAAGGCATATCTCATTTCAATAATAAAGATTTGGCTTTAGAATACTTTATTGCTTTAGAACCAGATAGTTCTTACAGCGCTTAGCATAAATACTTATGTGTGAAACAGCGCCAGTCTCCGCTACTTTCATGGGAGTATTAGAATCTCATCATCAATGGTCTAATACACGAACATTCGGAGGGGTTTGTTCTTCTTAATTATGAATACAAATGAATTTTTATATGTAGAAAAGTATCGTCCTACTATCATTGCCGATACTATACTACCCAAAGGCGTTAAGAAAACATTCCGAGAGTTTGTTTCTAATAACGAGATACCAAATCTAATGCTTTGTGGTTCACAAGGTACAGGCAAAACAACGGTCGCTAAGGCACTCTGTAATGAGTTAGGAGCTGATTTCATTGTCATTAATGGCAGTGACGAGGGCCGTCTTATCGACACTTTGCGAACAAAGATTAAAAACTTCGCATCTACTGTATCTCTTCAAGGTGGCCCGAAAGTGGTCATACTTGATGAGGCAGATTATATATCTGCTGACTCAGTACAACCTGCATTGAGAAACTTCATAGAAGAGTTCTCAAGTAACTGTAGGTTTATCTTTACATGTAACTACAAGAATAGAATCATTGCACCTCTACATAGTAGATGTACTGTAATTGATTTCTCAATACCCAAGAACGAAAAACAAGCACTCGCAATGGGTGGTCTAGATAGACTAAAATCTATATGTGACAATGAGGGTATTAAGTATGATGAGAAGGTATTAGTAGAACTTATACTAAAGTTCTTTCCAGATTTCAGACGATGTATCAACGAAGTTCAACGATATGGTGCAAGTGGTGTAATCGATAGTGGTCTATTAGCGACATTATCAGAAGAAAAACTGACACCATTGATTGATATGATTGCAGGTAAAAACTGGGGCGCCATGAGAAAATGGGTCGCTCAAAATTCTGATAATGATTTCAATGGTTTATATCGTAAGATATTTGATGCACTCGAACAAAGATTAGAACCAAGTTCTATACCTGCAGCTGTTTTGTTCATCGCTGATTATCAATACAAGGCTGCATTCGCTATGGATTCAGAAATTAACTTCACCGCATGTCTCACCGAGATTATGTCCGAGTGCAAGTTTAAGTGATTGAATTATTAGTATGGAGTTTAATAGTAATTACATGGGCAACATATGGTATGCATGTAATAAAAGAGTTTGTGAGAAATCACATAGAATAGGAGACTGAAATGAAAGTAGAACCAATAATGAAAAAACCAACTAGATTCAGACGATTTGCATTTGCACTTGTGAATGCTTGGAGAAGAGTAATGGATGTGAAATATAATCCATTAAAATATATACCCGACCCAAGTTTACAGACTTACTTTATGTTAGTTTTGTTTACTGTATGGAGTGTATTCTTTGGGTTTCTGGCTGCAAACTACTTAGGGTTCTTTAATTACAATACTCTAATTAGTATCATCATACATATTGCAATACTATTACCATTAGCATTTACCAATGCAATCTTTGTTGATGCAGAGAGAGATGGACATAAATGGTTAAAAGAATGGACAGAAGAAAGAAACAGATATCGTATTGTCGCTAACAGACTCAGAACTAAAAACTTAGTTATGTGGAATCCGAACGAGGAAGCATAATGGGTAAATTAAGACAATGGTTAGCAAGATGGTTTGATTACCACTTAGAAAAAAGTCTACAAAGACATGCCGATAAAATATGGCGGGAAAGTAAAGATGACAGAACACAATAATATAGTAGAATTTCAAAGACAATTATTGGCCGCAGAAGAATGGTCGAGTAAAGTTAAGGGCATACATGCACATTCAATAAACTCTATGTGGTACGATGACAGACCACAAGATACTTCAGAAGGCAAGTGTGTTACCGATGTTGAATACAATAACGGCACAATTGAGAGAACTCAACAAGACGGAACTAAGCATATGTTTGGCACTGCTCTTACTGGTCAAGCCCTAGTTGATTCTATGAATAGAAACACTTAAGTGTCAAAACGAAATCCATTCGACTTCGTTAAGTCGGTCTCTTACGACAAAAAAGATATCATGGTTGATGATATCGAAGAGAAAGCATATCAACCATTCTTAATCAATAAGGCATTATCTTATCACCAAGATGCAGTCTTTCTAGTAAACGAGATGAATATCAGACATAGTACTGGTGGCCGTCTTCAATACTTGTTTTTCATAAATACTCTTAGAAAACGACAAAGATTTTCTAAATGGCATAAACCTTTCGAAAGTAAGAAGTTAGATACAGTGAAGCAGGCCTTCGGCGTATCCTCACAAAGGGCCAAAGAATATCTTGAGTTATTAAATGATAAACAGTATCGTGACTTGAAAGACAGTATGAAAATTGGTGGAAAGAATAATGGATGACTTATTAGAATCAGTAAAAGACTTAGTAGAAATAACATTTCCTGAAAAGGACGACTTCTTAAAGATAAGAGAAACACTATCTAGAATTGGTGTAGCGTCTCGAAAAGAGAAAGAACTCTTTCAGTCATGTCATATACTACACAAAAGAGGCAAGTATTACATTGTCCACTTCAAAGAGTTATTCAAACTCGATGGCAAACAAACAAACTTTGACGAATCAGATGTCGCTAGACGAAACACTATTGTCGATTTATTAAGACAATGGAACCTTGTCAAGGTACTTGACTCGAAGAGAATAGAAGAGCCTAGAGCGCCACTTTCTCAAATTAAGGTTATACCTTATAAAGAAAAGAACCAGTGGAAACTCACACAAAAATACTCTATAGGCACTAACATAAACTAAATACCCTTGTTATAAATCAATTAATAACAGGAGTATTATATGTTGGAATTTCTTCAATGGATAATTGCTTGGGTACAAGTGTTACCTTGGTTAGTAATGGGTGCATCTTTAGTTGCAGCTCTTACACCTACACCAGTTGATGATGGCATAGTCAAGAAAGCTTACAAAGTACTTGATTGGGTCGCATTAAATGTTGGAAAAGCAAAGGACTAAAAAGTTCTATAAAAACCCCCTTTACAAATTAGCGAAACTTCGATATACTGGAGACTCATAATTTCAATAGGAGTATATTATGGAATACGCAATTGCAATTGTAGTGTTATTTGTTATTGTTTACGCTTATCTCAATAGAGATGAAAGTGGTACTACAACTTCATCGGCTCCTGCTCCGGTTTCAAGACCAAGAGTAGTAAAGTCTAATGTTGCAGATAAAAACAATAATGGTGTTACATCTAAGGCTGAACTTAAGACATTAACTAAGGTTCAACTATTAGAACTTGCTGACAAACAATCACTGAAAGTTAAAAGAAGTGGTTCTAAAGCAGCTGTAATCAACGAGATACACTCGCAATTAAAGTAAGTCCTCACAAGGACACTTAAAGGGACTCATCTGAGTCCCTTTTTTTTAGCCTACATGAAAGTCTATTTGTATAAATAACAGTATGGAAGAGATTTTTAATCTAATAGGTGAAGTGGGTGCCCCAATTGCAGGTAGTCTGTTAATGGGCTTTTTCATCTTTATAGTCATCAAACAGATACTAGAAGGTGTAGTAGATTCAATAGCAACTCTAACAATATTTTGTGTTTCGCTAGAGAATCGTGCAAGAACCATGTCAAACGAAATGATTAAGATAGACCTGTTAGTTTCATCAGCGTTGGAATTAAGACCAGACATAGAACGCATCGCTAGAGCAGAAAATTTCATAGAAGACGAAAAACTAGATGTAAGGAGAGATTGATGGATATCGCTCAAATTATATCTGATTACGGATTCCCAATAGTCATGTCAGTGGGACTTGGCTATTTCATATATTACATTTGGTGGTTTGTAGGCGAAAAACTAGAACCCGAAATTGAAAAGATGCATTTTCAATTAATTAAAGTAATAGACCAAACAAGAATGTTAGACCAAGATTTGATAAGATTACAACAGAAAGTTGATGTAGTTTTAGAAATGAAGGAGAATATGAAAGTACAAAGGTTACAAGAAGAGGCGAAACGAAAATGAACAAATATCTACTTACATTAATACTACTCGGTGGAATACTTTTTATGAGCGCTCTAAGTGCTGATATAAAACACAAATTTAAGAACCCTAGTTTCAGTGGAATAGGTACAGCATCACATTACCTAACCGTTGAGAACCAAGAGTTCACAAGAAAAAAAGAAATAGAAGATGCACTTGAATCTGCTAGAAAGGCAGCTGAAAGGGCAGAAGATAATACAACCATGGCCAAATTTATTCGGAATCTAGAATCACGAATTTATGCACAAATGGCTAAACAATTAGTTGAGTCTATGTTTTCGAATGACGGTTCAGTTAGATTTGGTTCATTCAGTTTAGAGGGTAATGTTGTCACATATGAAGTGATAACTAACGAAGATGGTTCAGAATTTATACGAATGACAATTGTTGATTCCGATGGAACAGAAACAATTTTAGAAATACCAATTGGAACAGGAAACTTTGGACAAGACTCAGATGGCACTGGTTAAATATTTACTTACCGGCGTAATTTTACTATCTGGATGTGCATCTGTTCCAAAGTGGTCAGACAACCCAGCAGATTGTGCCTATGAGACAGGAAGATTTGATGAGGGTTTCGGCAGAGATGTTGTCACAGGTGTCGCAAAGGCTTGGTCTAGAAATTACATATGTGTGGAAAATGCTACTGTAGTTAATCTTCCTTCACATTTAGAACTACTTAATTTGCCTAAGGCAAAAGATAGACCTACTGTTGCAGTTTATAACTTTGTGGACAAAACAGGACAGAGAAAATCAGAAGATAATCTTGCATCATTCTCTACTGCTGTGACACAAGGTGCAACCGAAATGGTTATTGATGCACTTAAAACGGCAGGTAAAGGAACATGGTTCAGAGTTGTTGAAAGGTCTGGCATAGACAACTTGGTAAGAGAGAGACAAATTATTCGTTCTGCTAGACAAGACTTTGCTAAACAACAAGGCGAAGAGAAGTTTCAAAATTTACAACCCTTACTATTCGCAGGTATGATAATAGAGGGTGGTATAATAGGTTATGATTCCAATTTATTAACTGGTGGTCGAGGCGCAAGGACACTAGGAATTGGAGTTAGTAGACAGTATCGTCAAGATGCTGTCACGGTTAGTATGAGAGCTGTTTCAGTTCTAACAGGTGAAGTATTATTGAATGTCCAAACAAGAAAGACTATCCTTTCTTATGGTTCAGGCGGCGATGTATTCCGATTCATTGAAGAAGGAACACAATTGCTAGAGTTCGAGGACGGAGTGGGTAATAATGAGTCAGTGACATATGCAGTACGAACAGCTATCGAGGCTGCCGTACTGGAATTAATCTACCAAGGACATGATAGGGGTTTTTGGAAAATCGAGGAAAATCATAGACACCCACACAATAGTGATGGTGTAAATGATTTACACTCATTAAAAGGAGAAGAAGAAAATGAATAAAATTTTAAGTATTTTATTACTAATGTCGACACCATTCGTTTTCGCAGCTGCAACTGATGATAATGAGATTATGATAACACAAGTTGGTGATACTCTAAAATTATATGTTGACCAAGTTGGTTTTGGTAACAAAGTGGGATTGAACAACTTTTCAAGTGGTTCTGGTTCAAACATGACCATTACTGGTGTGACTTTGGATTTCAACATAGATATGATAGGTAACAAGAACTTGTTATTCGGACCTCTCGTTGCCGATACATCTAACTATACTTTATTGATGACTGGTGACTCTAACTCTATTGACTGGAACATAGGTTCTACAGGTAGTTCAGACGATTCAGATATCAATTTCAACATGACCGGCGATTCGAATACATTCGATTTAGACCAAGGTTCTGTTGCAAGTGCAGAGAGATTAAATGCGGATTTAGTTATCATCGGAAGTAGTAATGTTTTTGATGTTGATTGGGAATCAGATGATATCACATGGAATTTCGATGTGACTGGTTCTAGTTCTAATATCAACACATTGCAGAAAGATGGTTCACAAACACTTAATTTTGATTTTACAGGAGACAGCGCTGATGTTGATATCACTCAGATATCAGGCACATGTGCAGCTTCTGGCGGAGGGTGTGCAACACCTAATGCAAATGTCAATCTTAATGTAAATAGTGACAATGCGATTATTCAGATTACACAAAAAGATTCAAACAGCGATAGTTAGTTTCTTTTTACTATTCGCTGGTGGGTTCAGTTCTGCTGAACCCATTGGCGGTGTAATTGAATCTACAGGTGTTACATCTGTAAAAAGAGAGCAGGACAGAATTCTAACAGATGTCGGTACAGACATCAACATGTATGATGAAGCAGAGACTGCCAATGGTCGTATGCTCATACAATTCTTAGATAATGAAAAATTGAGTTTAACAGAAAACTCACTCGTTTACATAGACGAGGCATATTACGACCCCGACCCAAGTTTATCCAAAATGTCAATACGAATGGCACGAGGCACAGCACGATTCGCCTCGGGTGGTGGTTCAAGAATTAAAAAACAAAATGTAGATGTATCTACTCCTACAGCCAATATCACAATGAGAGGGACAGATTTTACAACCACCATTGATGAGTTGGGAAGGACTATGGTAATCTTACTTCCGGATGAAGAGACAGGTGAATCATCTGGAGAAATACTAGTTTATAATGACGGTGGTGAAACCGTTTTAAATCAACCATATCAGGCAACTACTGTTGCATCGTATGATTCACCACCAACTACAGCAGTCACGGTTCAAGGTATTACGCCGAATCTGATTGACAATATGTTTATCGTAAATCCACCTTCGGAAATACGACAGGCGATGGAAGAATCCTATCAAGATGAAAATTATGATGACCAGGGTTTATTAGATGTAGACTTCTTAGAGTTCAATGAACTTGAGGGAGATGCTTTGGCCGATACGACTGAAGATTTATCATTTTCAGAGTTGGACATAGATTATTTGGATGTGGATTTTTTACAAGACTTATTAGATGTTATAGAAGAATTAGAGAGAACCACGGTATCGTTAAGTTCCAGAGGTGGTTCAAGTACTGAATTAGCTGGGTTTGCACTTAAAGGTGCATCACCAGGTTTCAACAAAGATTCTCAGTTTAATGTTTTCGAACAAGACGGAGACCTAGTTTTCTTTCGTGATGTCCAAGGAGTCATAAATATAATTATAACAAGTGGTGGTTCGGGCATTGTAGATGCCGAAGTTCCAGGATATTCAGGTGTCATGACATTTGGAGATGGAGATGGAATTACAATTGTTATACGACAAGACTAAGGAGAGATTTATGAACATAAATATTGACTTTACTAAACTAAGACAATGGCATGAAAACATTACATGGGAAGTTGCCGATTTTTTTGGTTTAGATGAATATGAAATGTTATGGGTGTCATACACCGAGGGATTAATTTTAGGATTATTATTATGGTGGATTTTTTAAAAAGAACATTTATTGTAGGGGCATTTATTTTGATAAGTGGCCTTACTTTTGCTGACGACAATCATGTTCATGTCGAACAAGTAGCTAGTGGAGATAACTTAAATTTAAACATAACACAAATAGGTTATGATAACGAAATAAACTTCACTGTAGGACATTCTGGTAATGTATTCAACTTAATTCAAAACGGTAATGGAAATTACATTGGTTGGGTATCTTATTGGGGTTCAGGTAAAGCATGGGGTGGTGATATTGATGGAACAGATAATACTGAAAACATAGAACAATGGAATGGTGCAACATATGGCCGTCACATATTGGGAAATAATAATGAAGTAGATGTCTATCAGAATGGTTCACATACTCATTGGTTAGATATACATATAGATGATGCTGACCATGATGCACATCAATCTGGAACAGGAAGTCATTACGCACATACATATTACTATGGCACTCAAGACGGTTCTGTTGCTAGCATTATGCAGAAAGATACAGGAAGTCATAACGCACAAATAACACTTACAGGCAGTCAACCAACAACACTTAATTTATTACAACAAGGCGCAACCAATAAGTCTTACAATCTAACTCAAAATTGTATGACTGTTGGAGGGTGTACAGTATCGGTGACTCAAAGTGACTGAATGTCCAGAAGAGTATTATCATTGTCTCAGTGAAAACGAATATGAAGAGTGGATCACACTTCTAGAAGATAATGAATTAGAAATGCCTGAATCACTTGCACCATTAGGTGACGGTGAAGCTGCAGCTAACTTTGTTTGGAATGTTCTTTTCTTGTCACCAGTAGAATTATTCTATATCGGAATATCAATGTCCGTACTTGCATTCTATGGACTCTCTATATACTATATGTACAAAAAAATACAGAAGAAATTTTCATGAGTCAAGAACGAGTTATAAAAGAAGTCAACGAGTATCGTAAAAAGAAGAAACAACAACAATGGTCTCAAGCCTGGAATGTTATTCTTGCCACATCTTTGCTATTAGTATGTCTTTACATATTTTTCTTTGCGTGGCCAACAGTTGAACAAGTTTAGAAAATACAGATTAGTCGAGTGGAAAAAAGGTAATCTGATAGACATCTATGTATAATTGGAAAACAGTTTTAATAACCATAGTCGCCCTAGTGGGTATAAAGATATGGTCGCCCTATCTAATAGACAATGTTAGATGGTCTTACTTCGATGTTCTACATCAACAAAAAGAAAAGGTGATAGTAGATAACATTCTACTAGTCAACATCGATGAGAAGGCAATAGAGAAGTATGGTCAGTATCCTTTCCCTAGAAATATATACGCAGACACATTATGGGAAACTCATTTCTCAAACACTCATGTATTCAACATACTCTTTGCAGAGAAAGATAGATTTGGTGGAGATGAACTCTTTGCAGAGGCATTAGAAAACAGACTAACTATATTATCTTCATCGCCCACAATACAAAAAGAATCTGGTAATGCACCATTCGTAAACACCTCAGTATTTGGTGATGGTGATATACAAGACCATGTGTGGAACTTTCCAGGTCTAGTATCGCCAATCCCGGAACTACAAAACAGTGCTTGGGGCATGGGCGTGACAGTTGCCACACCACCTGTGGCGAATACACCTAATTTTGACGGAACAAACAGAGCGGTTCCGCTAGTCATCCAGGCAAATGGTCAATTATATCCAAGTTTAGGATTCGAAGTTCTCAGAGCATACTATGACCAACCCAATTATCAAACTAGGGTAACTGCTGATGCCGGTATTGAGTGGGTTAAAATGGGCAGAGATAAACCAATAGAGACCACATCAAGCGCTGACTTGATGGTATCATATTGGAACGAATTCGAGTCTATCTCGTTCGCAGACTTAAGAGAATCTAATTTAGAGAATAAGATTCTAGTCTATGGATTAACCGCTGAGGGGTTATCTATTCCAGTTTCAACCCCAATGGGTGTAATGTATCCCCACGAAGTTCAAGCACACCTAATCCAAACCGTTTCGTCAGGAGTTCAAATACATGTATCCGACTATCTTGAATTCGTAGAAACCGTTCTTCTTCTGATAGTCCTTCTAGGAATACTGGTATCGGTCTACAGACTTCCCACAGCCTACTCGGCGATAGTTTCAGTAGGTTTCGTAGTACTTCAGGTGGGAGGGAGTTATTATATGTGGTCTTACAATCTCGTTCTTTTCGATATTTTCTGGTCATCGTTAAGCTCCGTTGTGGTTTTTGGTCATGCGTCCTTCAACAAATACTATGTAACTTTCCAAGAAAAGCAACAAATAAAGAAGCAGTTCCAAAAGTATTTATCTCCTGACATGATTGAGGAACTACAAAAAGACCCTTCTAAATTAAGATTAGGGGGAGATAGAAAAGAAATGACCTTCATGTTTATGGACATAATCGGATTCACTCCCATAAGCGAACACTACATGCAACAAGACAATCCGGAAGGTCTAGTAGAACTCATCAACAAGTTTTTAGACATGCAGACTAAGATAATTCTAAATAATAGTGGTACCATAGATAAGTATATGGGGGACTGCATAATGAGTTTTTGGAATGCACCACTTGATTGTGAAAACCACGCAGACCTTGCCGTAAAATCAGCACTAGAAGTTCTAGATGCAACAAAGGAATTAAATGAAGAACTTAAACCTCTTAACCTGCCTCCTATTAATGTGGGCATCGGTATCAGTTCAGGCGAATGCATCGTTGGAAACATGGGGTCAGAACTTAGATTTGACTATTCCGTCATTGGAGATGCCGTCAACCTTGGTGCTAGACTCGAAGGCCAAACAAGAAATTACGATGGGGTGGACTTGTTGTTATCGGAAAGAACTTATCAACTATGTCCAGACAGAGCATTCACTAAAGTTGATAGGATTACAGTTAAAGGAAAATCAGAACAAGTCACAATATACACTCCAGTCTGATACTGATAACCGTGACTGGTTGGTGTTTTATACCGTTCAGATACTAGATATACATTCTACCACACAAGGTCTAAAGTATAGTTGTATTTATGAAGCAAATCCACTTTTACCATCTGTTCCACATAGAGACCATCTCATATTACAAAAGGCAATCTTAATGCTTACAGTCTTCCGTCAAGAATATTGGCAAATGGAACAGATTAACGCATTGACTTTGTTTACTGGTGCAGTTGTTATAGAAAATAATAGAATAACTAATAAGGCAACTTGTCCTTTAAGATAAAACCACCTATACATAACATGAGTAATGTTGTATAATTGTTACAACAGGAGTAAATCATGCCAATCAAATTCGGACCAACAATAGTTACTAAAGACAGAAACACTGGAAAAGTAACGACAAAAACAAATTACATTAAAAACTTATCAGTTGATGAACTCATCAAAGCTTATAACAAACCAGTCATACCTAAACTTCGTCAGAAAGTTAAGAATGAAATTGTTAGAAGAAATAAAGAGAAGTTGATAATTGAATTCGGACCGAAAACCGCAGAGGTTTAAAAAACACTAAATAATTGTGTGACATTTATGTGACAAAAGAGTGAGTAGATGGCAACATCGAAGACCAAGTTCACGGATAGTCCACAACATAACAGGAGATAACAATGCAACATTACGCATCATTATCTGCCGAGTATCTAACAACCTTCGCAGATAAATTCGACAACATGATGAAGTCAGGCACATTACTGAATATACTTTCAAAAAACTGGTAACATCTGTTATAAATAATAGTGTAGAGAGTTCTAGGTAGAGACAATCTATAAGACTGAACAGAAGGTCTTCGTGTAGTCACATTAAATCCTAGATACTTCTACACGCCTAATGCCCAATTGGGGTTAGGAATATAAACTTGCTTAATAAAGGAGAAAACTATGACAAGTAAACAGCTCGGAGACTTCGATGTCTTCAATTTCGGGAAATCATTCCCATTCGCAATCGGGTTCGACAGAACTCTTCAACTATTAGAAAGGGCTAATCAGTCACCGACTAATACAAACTATCCACCTTACAATATTGTAAAACACGATGCAGAGAACTTCAGTATCGAACTTGCATTAGCTGGATTTGATAAGAAAGACATCACAATCTCAAAAGAGAAAGAGGTTCTTAATATCGAAGGTAAACAGAAGGAAGGGGAAAACCTTGAGTATGTCCATAGAGGACTTGCATCTCGTTCATTCAAAAGAACATTCACACTTGCAGACGATATAATCGTTAAAGGTGCAGATATGAAGAATGGTATTTTGAGTGTATCTTTAGAAAGGATTGTTCCCGAAGAAGATAAACCCCAAGAAATTAAGATTAAATAATTTCGAAAACCCCCTTGCAAATTGGGCACTGATTTAGTATAATAAATGAGTGCGGAGATAGTTTACTAGAAAAACGGTCTAATACCATTAGACAGACGAGAGTGCAAATCTTTCTCTCCGCTCCAATTTTTTTACGGAGAACAATATGTCATACCCTTATAATAACGGAATGCTAACAGTTGGGGACGAATTCCCACCTTTTGAATTACAAGGAGTTAATCCCAGTAATGAACTTGTATCAGTCTCAGTAGAAGGTAGTTACACGCCACATAAACATGATTGGTCAGTAATCTATTTCTATCCTAAAGACTTTACATTCATTTGTCCTACAGAAATTTCTGCAATGGATATTTTAGTAGACGAAGCCAATGTCATTGGTATTAGTGGTGACAATGAGTTTTGTAAACTTGCATGGAAAAACGACAATGATTTGATAGGTAATATCAGACACCCATTGGCCGCAGATTGTGGGTTGTATCTTTCAGAAGAACTCGGTATTGTAAATCAACGAGAAGGTGTTTGCTATAGGGCAACATTTATTATTGATAAAGACCGTGTAATTCAACATGTATCAGTGAACGCATTAGATACAGGTAGAAATGCAGACGAAGTGTTAAGAACTCTTCAGGCACTTAAGGCAGGCGGACTAACTGGTTGCTCTTGGTCACCAGAAGATGACTTCGTAGCATAATACAAAAACTCACTAGACAGGAACCCAAGTTCATCGTATAATGGACTTGGGTTTTTTATTATGTTAATACTTTCAAAACAAGATGCTGAATATGTAGGTCAAATTTTTATTGACTACTATTCTAATTTCGATAGAATCGATGACTATTTACGCAAGGTTAAACTTGAGAAAATGGCAGAGAGACCTGCGTCCTTATTTGGCATGGGTCCAGAAGATGATATGTTTCAAGACTTTACTATGCACCCAAATGATATGGACTTCGTGTGTAGAGAAATGCCAATCTATGATGATTACATTGACATAGTTGCATCTCAAATGATACAAAAGTCTATACCAGGCAAAACTCTAAAGTGGGTAGTTTATGAAAAGAATACGAATAAGATTGTTGGATTTATTAGATTTGGCAGTCCTACTATTAATAGTAAACCTCGTAACGAGTTCTTAGGCAAACCTCTAAATACAACAGACAAAGATACGATGAAGAGATTCAATGATTCTACAATCATGGGTTTCAATATCATACCAACTCAACCATTTGGTTTTAATTATCTAGGTGGTAAACTTCTTGCCGCCATTTGCACTTCGCATTACGCCAGAAGAGCATTGAACAAGAAGTACAATACAAACTATTGTATGTTTGAAACTACATCGTTATATGGTTCAAGCAAATCATCATCAATGTATGACGGCATGAAACCTTATCTAAAATTCATTGGTCTAACTGATTCAGATTTTGTACCTAGTATCAATGATGATAAGTATCATCATTTAAAAGATTGGTTCGAAAACAAAAACAGTGGCGTACCTTTAGTAGATGCAGAGGCGTCAAGTAGAAAGTTGAAGACTCAAAGTAAGATGATATCTATTATAAGAAACTCACTAGCGATGGCAAATAGTGAAATGTATGAACCATTCAAACAATGTTTTATAGATGCCAAGAATCTTACAGAAAGAAAGAGACAATACTTAGGTACATATGGTTATGCAAATGTAAAAGAGTATATGAACTCAGAGACAGATACCCTAGTGAAGAATGTAAACTTTGACAGATTTGAATTAGACAATGTTTATACATGGTGGAAAAAGATGGCAACTAAAAGATATGAAAATCTCCAGAGAGATGGTAGATTAAGAACTGAACTAGAAGTTTGGTCAAAGAATTCAAACATAGATATTATAAGATGAAGAACATAAGAGAACAAGAAACTACTGATAACCATTTAGAACTAATAGAAAGAATAGACAAACTATTAATGGTCGTTTATCTGATAAGTGAAGACTTAAAAGAAGTCAAGGCAAAACAACAGAGGCAGATAGAAAGAAGTGGGTACTAAGATAGGATTTACATGTGGTGCTTGGGACTTATTACACGCAGGTCATGTAGTCATGTTAAAACAGGCAAGACAGAATTGTGACTATTTAATTGTCGGACTTCAGACTGACCCAAGTATCGATAGACAAGAAAAAAATCAACCAGTGCAATCTGTATACGAGAGATTCGTTCAAGTTTCTGCTTTAAGAGATGTAGACGAAGTTGTACCATACGATACTGAACAAAGTTTAATTGACTTACTAGAATCAACATCTATAGATGTTAGATTTATAGGTGAGGATTATAAAGATAAATCTTTCACAGGCGATTACTTGCCTATAAAGATTTTTTACACAAATAGAAAACACTCATTTAGTTCGAGTGGTTTAAGAGAGAGGGTTACACAATCATGAATATAACAATAGCAAGACTTCGTTCAAATGTAAAGTACTTAGGTCCATTAGAAACTGTACTAGATAGTTTCTTTGAGAATTACATAAAATGGATGAGAGACCATCCAGAACATAACTATGATACTTACAATGTATCATTTGAAAACAAAAGACCTAAGAGAACGCCAGAGACTATTGAATGGGCAGATTGCATTGTTATACCAAGTGACTCAGAGTTTAGATATCATGGCGAATTGCAGATGAACCCTAAAGACCTTGCAACATCAAATGAACATATGGCAAAGATTGTACCTCATTTTGAAGGTAAACATGTCATCATGTTCTGTAGTGATAGAGCAGATACAGAAGAGTTATATGTCAACGAAGTATTTAAGGGTATCAATTTAAAATCATTCACTAAAATCGATGAGATAGATTTCAGTGGTAACATTCACGGCATGAAGTATCACTTTATAAATACTTTAAAAAACCCATTGGCAGAAATGGTTGGGTCATCTAAGACTCACGACTTTGGATATTGGGGTCGTATGAAACATGGCCACGATAGAGAGAAGACAATTCGCCAAATTTATCGTAGTGACCTTTCATGCCAACTTATTGGTGGTATGCCATCTGGTGTAGAAAGAAAGTCTAAATGGATTAAAGATTGGAAAGTTCTTTATCCTCTCTTAGAGGGTTGCAGAGAAACATTATGTTTCAACTGGTTAGATGAAACTGCAACAACATCTAGATATGTAGAGGCACTTGCAATTGGTATCGTACCACTAGTATGGAGAAATTACGATTGTAACAATACATACAGAATAAATAAGTGGCAGAGATGTTATACTTTTGAAGAGTTCTTAGAGAAGTCTTTAGAGTTAAGAGATGACTCATTTAGAGAAGCGAAACTAGAAGAGTATAGAAATAACTATGCAGAAGTGCATCTAACAGAAGAAGGTTATTACAAAGAATTCGCAAGGAGAATGGACAATGCTTTTTAAAGAAGTTTATCAAGTTGTAGAGAACCCACATGAAGCCGATGCAGGTATAGAACTTCTATCTGGTGAGTGGCAGGGTTTAGTATTTCAGTTTGGTGATGTTCAATTCGAAGACGGCAAACCTCAAATGAACTTCAAAAGAACTATAAGAAGAATGCCGGAAAGTGTAGAAGGTACGGAGGAGAACATTCAAGAATTACTAAATAATGGTGAATTAAATAAACTCATGGGTGACATTCTAGTAGAACTAATCCAAGAACAAATCAAAAGAGAAGAGGAAACAAAAAATGGCAAGAATAAATCTAAAATTTCATAAAATGGAAGGCGACCCAGAAATTAAAGTAGGTTATTACTTTAATTGTGAAGAAGGTGATAGAGCAGAATTTCAGGCAGCAAAAGAAAGCGAAGGCTTTACATTTGATGAACTAAAGGATCCAGATTTTACTAATGCAGTAGAAGACGATTCATAAGGAATAAATCATGAATAAAGATGTTTTAAAAGAACAAATCAAAAGACATGAGGGCGAAGTGCTTGAAGTCTATGCAGACTCATTAGGGTATCTAACACTAGGTGTTGGGCATCTTATCAGAGAAGATGATGCAGAGTTTGGAGAACCAGCAGGAACTCCAGTCAGTCAAGATACTGTTGACCGTTATTACGAAGCAGATTTTGACAAACATGTTGATGAAACTATACATCTATTTGAATCAAAGGGTGGAGAAGACTTCTATAGTCTACCAGAAGATATTCAACATGTACTAGTCAATATGACATTCAACTTAGGTGGAAGTCGTTTTGGTAAATTCAATAACATGTGGAAAGGAGTCATCTCAGAAGATTGGGATACAGTCGCAGTTGAAATGGAAGACTCAAAATGGTTTGGTCAAGTTGGCCGCCGTTCAGTTGAATTACAGGAAATGGTAAGAAATGCGTAGAGTAAGATGTATCAGACTTGACACAGGGGAAGTGCTAATAGGTTTCGTAGAACGAAAGTGGAATGGTGATTATGTCATTAGTGAAGCTCAAGTATGCCTAATGGAAGTAAAAGAAGGAACTATGGAAGTCAACATGGCACCATGGATACCATTTGCTAAAGAGTACACATTTACAATCAACGCAGGTCTTATACAGACTGTATTTGATGCGAAACCACAACTAGAAACTAATTTCAAAGTTTCAACAGGTAATAACTTCCAACAGAGGGGCAAAGTCGCTAAGTAATATGGCAGATGTATTAAGAGCCCTAGAAAAAAAATACGAAGGTGACATTGCAGTTCACACTACAAATATCCAAGTATATCAAGAAAACCCAGCAGGTATTGGAGAACACTCAGACATAGTTCAAACACTAGACTTAGAGGTTGCTAAACTTGCTGATGCAAAAGACAAACTAAACGCAATAAAAGAATTATTGCATCCAACAAGAAAAACCCTTGTAGAATAACCAAAACTGTAGTATACTTACAGTATGGATTTTTACACAAATGTATGTCGCACTCGTGACAAAATATTAGCGATTGGTTACCAGAACGGAAAGAAACAAAAACTTTCCGTTTCTTATCGTCCCAATCATTTCATTCCCTCAAAGAAAAGTTCAACGCCTTACAAAGCACTTGACGGCAGACCACTAGATGTAGTCAATCTTGACTCTATGGGTGGGGCAAGAAAGTTCAAAGAGAAGTATCAAGGCATAGATGGTTTCGAAGTACATGGTTACGATAGATATGTTTATACTTACATATCTGATAAGTTTCCTGGCAAGATAGACTTTGACCCAAAAGTTATCAAAATCGCTACACTCGATATAGAGTGTGAGTCTGAAAATGGTTTTCCAGAACCAGGCGAAGCGATAGAAAAAGTCAACGCAATCTCAATCAAACCATTCGGTAAGTCTTGTGTTGTATTTGGTTTAGGCGAATGGGAAACAGAATCAGATGTAATCTATTTCAACTGCCGTAACGAGGCACATCTACTAACAGAGTTTATCAAGTACTGGCGCCAAGAATGGTTCGATATCATTACTGGTTGGAATGTAGATGCATTTGATATGACCTATCTTTGCAATCGTATTGATAGACTTTTTGGTGAAGATGCACATAAGAAATTATCACCATGGGGTATGTCTTCAAGTAGAGAGTTTCTACAGAATGGTTATCAGAAGACTCAGATATTTGATTTGTACGGCGTCAACATAGTTGATTACTTAGAACTGTATCGTAAGTCTACTTTTCACAATCAAGAATCATACAAACTAGATTACATTGCTCACTTCGAGTTGGGTAAGAAGAAACTAGATTATTCAGAGTATGGTTCATTACACACCTTATACAAAAACAACTATGCCAAGTTCTTAGAATACAATGTCAAAGATGTTGTTCTCGTAGAAGAACTAGAAGACAAACTAGGGTTCTTAGACTTGACTCAGGCAATGGCATATGATGCCAAGTGTAATTACACCGACACATTCGGTATGGTTAAGTATTGGGAAACAATCATCTACAACTTCTTAAAAGAACAAGGAGTTCAAACGCCACCTCAGAAAAGACATGAGAACAAGACCAATCAGATTGCAGGTGCATATGTAAAAGAACCAATCACTGGTGGTCACAATTGGGTTATGTCATTCGACTTGAACTCATTGTATCCTCATTTGATTATGCAGTGGAATATCTCACCAGAGAAAATGATTAAAGGTCATAGACAAGATGTTAATGTAGATTTAATGTTGCATAAGAAAGTAGATTTGTCTGTTGCAAAAGAGATGAACGCTACAGTTGCACCCAATGGTGTAATGTTTACAAGAGAAAAACAAGGTTTCTTTCCAGAGATTATGGAAGTCATGTATGACGAGCGTAAAGCCTGGAAGAAAAAGATGATTGAGTATCAGAAAGAAAAAGAAAAAGAACGAGAACCTAAACGAATTGCAGAACTCGATACTCTTATTAAGAGGGCATACAACAATCAACAAGTAAGAAAGATTGCATTGAACTCTGCTTATGGTTCTATGGCGAATCAATGGTTCGCATTCTTTGACCCAAATCTTGCAGAGGCAATTACTTACTCAGGTCAGTTAGTTATCAAATGGTCAGAGAAGATAGTCAATGAATATCTAAACAAGATACTCAAAACAGATAACGAAGATTATGTTATCGCAATGGACACTGATTCAATCTATCTAACAATGGATAAATTTGTAGAAACAGTAATGCCAGGTGAAACAGATAAAAACAAGATATGTGATTTCTTATCTAAGGCAGAGTCTAAGATTGAAGATGTATTAGATGCAGGTTTCGAAGACCTTGCAGAATACACCAACGCATATCAACAGAAAATGGAAATGGGTCGTGAAGTAATTGCAGATAGAGGTATCTGGACTGCAAAGAAAAGATACATTCTAAATGTATATGACAATGAGGGTGTGAGACTAGACGAACCTAAACTCAAACTTATGGGCATTGAGACTGCAAAGTCATCAACGCCGTTATGGGTGAGACGAAAATTAGAAAAAGCAATCAGAATTGTCATGCGTGGTGATGAACAGCAGTTATGGGACTTTGTAGAAACTGCAAGAAAAGAATTCAGAGAATTACCTCCAGAAGATGTTGCATTCCCTAGAGGGTGTAAAGGTATGATTCAGTATGCAGACCCTACACACATCTATGGCAAAGGCACACCAATTCATGTCAGAGGTTCATTGTTGTTCAATCATAGACTCAAAGAAATGAATCTACTTAAACGATACGAACCTATTAGAAATGGTGAGAAGATACATTTCACATACCTTACTATGCCAAACCCTATCAATGAGAATGTGATATCATTTACTAACTCATTGCCGAAAGAGTTTGATTTACATAGATTTGTAGATTACGATTTACAGTTTGACAAATCATTTATAGACCCATTACGCAATATAATTCAGTTAATTAACTGGAATGTAGAGCCAGTCGCAAGTTTAGACTCCTTTTTTGGATAAATAAACATGTGTATGAAGAACTTAAAGAGATTATAAAACGACTAGAGAGCCTTGAAGAAGACTCTCATCCTTCTATTGGTCTTTGTGAGTTTGATGGATATAAAGATTTAGTTAAACGAATAGAAATAATAGAAAATGTACTCAAAAAAAGTAGTTGATAGATTCGAGGCAGTGTTAAACGCACCTGAACAGTTTTCAGTAGGGAGTTTCGACCCGAAGGATCCTAATGTTGCAACAGGATTATCTGGTGCTCCTGCATGTGGCGATGTCATGAAACTACAACTCAAACTTAATGAAGATAGAGTGATTACAGATGTCAAATTTAAAACCTACGGATGTGGTTCAGCAATTGCATCAAGTTCAATGTTCGTTGACTTACTTACAGGGAAAACGATTGACGAAGCAAAACTCATTAAAGATAAAGAGATTGCAGATGCGCTTGAATTACCTCCTATCAAACTACACTGTTCCGTACTCGCAGAGGACTCAATCAGAAGAGCAATTCTAGATTGGGAAAGCAAATCAGGAGAGAACAATGGCAGAACAGAATAATTACAGATATACAGTAAATGTAGTGAAGGTTGTCGATGGAGATACAGTAGATGTAGATATCGATTTAGGGTTTGGTATGGTATACAAGAAACAGAGAGTTAGAATGCTGGGCATCGATACTCCTGAAAGCCGTACAAGAGACTTAGTAGAAAAGAAATTTGGTAAAGCATCAAAGAAACATCTTAAAAGTATTATAGAAAACGCTGAGTCAATTGAACTAGTATCACACGACAAAGGAAAGTTTGGAAGAATCTTGGGTGACTTATTCATAGGAAATAGTCATTACTCAATCAACCAACAAATGATTGATGAAAATCATGCAGTCGCATATACAGGTGGTAATAAAGAAGAGACTCAAGCTGAACATATGGCAAATAGATTAGTAGTAATAGAAAGGGGTGAGGTTGTGTTAGAAACACAATCAGAGTTAGAACTATGATAATCCAGGTAATGGATGTATTCTACATAATCATGATTGCTATAATCTTTGGTTTCATAATTCATTTAGAAACTCAATCTAAAATAATATTAGAAATTCTTAGGGCAAACAATGATTACAAATCTTGTCGTGAAGAGTTAGAATATTTAGAAAACCAACTAGACAAATAGAACATCTTTTAGTATACTAGACTAGTATATTAATAATATATTATGGAGAAGTGAAATGAATTTTATTAAAGATTTAGTCAAAGCATCTGGCAATGAATACGCAGGCATAGTGTCTGATGGTATCAACGCTGGTGATGTAGACTCGTTTGTAGATAGTGGGTCTTACATCTTTAACGCTTTGCTTAGTGGGTCACTATATGGCGGCCTTCCTAAAAACAAAATCACCGCAATCGCAGGTGAATCAGCAACAGGTAAAACTTTCTTTGCATTGGGAATGGTAAAACAATTCCTAGAAGATAATCCTGATTCTGCTGTTATCTATTTTGAATCAGAATCAGCAATCAGTAAATCAATGATTGAAGATAGAGGAATTGATTCAGACAGAATTGTTATCGTGCCTGTGGTAACAGTACAAGAATTTAGAAACCAGGCAATCAATATTCTTGACAAGTACTTAGAAACACCAGAGGCCGAAAGACCTCCGATGATGTTCTGTTTAGACTCACTTGGTATGTTATCAACTACCAAAGAGATACAAGATACTGCTGACGGAAAAGAAACGAAAGACATGACTCGTGCCCAAATCACAAAGGGTGCATTTAGAGTATTAACTCTTAAACTAGGTCGTGCAGGAGTGCCGATGATAGTCACAAATCACACATACGATGTGATTGGTTCTATGTTTCCTCAGAAAGAAATGGGTGGAGGTAGTGGTCTCAAGTATGCCGCTAGTTCAATCATCTATCTTTCTAAGAGAAAAGAGAAAGAAGGAACTGAAGTTGTGGGCAACATCATTCACTGTAAAAATGCCAAGTCAAGACTTACTGTAGAGAACAGAATGGTCGATGTCAGATTGACATATGATAAAGGTCTAGATAGATATTATGGTCTATTAGATATGGCACTTGCAAGTGGTGTATTTCAGAAGTCAAGCACAAGGGTGTTGTTACCCAATGGCAAAACCGAGTTTGGTAAAACCATTAACAACAATCCCGAAAAGTATTTCACTACAGATGTAATGGAAAGACTAGAAAAAGTCGCAAACAATTATTTTAAGTATGGTAGCAATGAGAGTAGAACAGACAATCCTGAAGAACCTGATTCAGAGTGAACAGTATACACGAAAAGTAATACCTTTTCTAAAACCTGAATACTTTGCAGACTCATCTGAGCAGTTGGTATACACCGAGATAAAATCTTATTTCGAAAAGTATATCAAGAGCCCAACCCTCGAAGCACTTCTCATAAATCTAGACAATAATACATCTCATTCAGAGGGTATTATTGACGGTTGCAAAGAGATGTTGGGCTCAATGCCAGTTGAAGACACGCCATTTGATTGGCTTGTCGATGAGACAGAGAAGTGGTGCAAAGATAGAGCAATCTATATTGCAGTCATGGACTCTATTGAAGTCATTGACCAAAAGTCTCAGAGGTCTACTGGTGAAATACCAGAACTATTAAAAGATGCATTATCAGTTTCATTTGACCAACACATTGGTCATGATGTATTAGAAGATGCAGAAGAGAGGTGGGAGTTCTACAATACAGAAGAAGAGAAACTTCCGTTCGACTTAGAATACTTCAACAAGATTACTAAAGGTGGTTTGCCAAACAAGACATTAAACATTTGTCTTGCAGGTACTGGTGTTGGTAAATCTTTGTTCATGTGTCACATGGCTGCAAGTGCTTTGATGATGAACAAGAGTGTTCTTTATATTACACTTGAGATGTCAGAAGAAAGAATTGCAGAGAGAATTGATGCAAACATCATGAATGTTCCTATGCAAGATTTACCAGAGATGTCTAAGAAAGAGTATGGCAAGAAGATTGGCAGACTCAAATCCAAGACTCAAGGTAGACTTATTGTAAAAGAATATCCTACTGCATCTGCTCACGCAGGTCACTTCAGACATCTATTACAAGAACTTGAAATCAAGAAAGACTTTAGACCAGATATCATATTCATTGACTATCTAAACATATGTGCATCTCAGAGAATTAGACCAGGTGCTGGTGCAAACTCTTATACATTAGTTAAGAGTATTGCAGAAGAACTTAGAGGTGTTGCAGTTGAATACGATGTGCCTATCATGAGTGCAACTCAGACTACAAGAAGTGGTTTTGGTTCTACAGATGTTGGTCTAGAAGATACATCTGAATCATTTGGGTTACCTGCAACTGCTGACTTAATGTTTGCACTGATTACATCTGAAGAACTAGAAGAGTTAGACCAACTCGTAGTGAAACAGTTGAAGAACAGATACAATGACCCAACAATCTTTAAGAGATTTGTTATTGGTGTCGATAGGGCAAGAATGAAACTCTATGATGTCGAACAAGAAGCACAAGAAGAACTAGTAGATGGTGAAATGTTAATTGATGACAGTATACCTGTTGCCGACAGAGCAAGACCTTCTACTAAATTTAATGACTTTAACATATAATGGAACCATTTGTACAAAAACAATTCGATGATTATCAGGCCAATAGGGTCGAGAAAGATATCATTGACAGAGAAGAACTTAGAGAACTACTGATAAAAGACTTATCATTTGTTTCTAAAATGGGTGTAGCAGAATACACCTTGTATCAGAAGTATCAAGAGATACATATGAAATATCCGACACAAACAGTTTCGACATTGTTTGGTGAAGAGACTAACTTTGTTAATGAAGACCATCTCAAGTTAATCAATGAGACTAAGAACAACATATGGTTTCCAAATTCGTATGAAGACTTTGAGAAATTAGAACCAGAGTTAATCTACACCGATAGTAACAAAGATAAACAATCTGCTGGTTCTCTTACAGAGAAATGGAATTGTCTTAGAACAATGACACACAGCCAGAAGAACTCATCTAACATTGGTAGAAATCTACATTACATAGTCAAAGACAAACCAACAGGAAAGTATCTTGGTGTTATCTGTATTACAGGTGACTTCATTGACTTAACACCTAGAGATAATTACATTGGGTGGGAAAGAATATACAAAACGAATAGTGGTAAACTAAACAACAGCGCCATAGGTTCAAGTATTCTACCAACACAACCACTAGGGTTCAATTACACTGGTGGTAAACTTATGGCATTGTTATGTACTGCTGATGTGATACAGAAACAATGGGAAGAAAACTATGGAGATAAACTAGTCGGTATGACTACAACATCTCTCTATGGTAAATCTAAGGCAGGTGGGTTATCACAATACGATAGACTCAATCACTGGAAGAAAATGGGTTACAGTCAAGGTTCATTATCATTTGAGATGACCAAAGAGACTGAGAGAAAGATGTTAGACTATGCAGAACATCACTTCAATGAAAGATACTTCTTGTTGTATGTTGCAAAGAGAGAAAGTGGTCAGACTCTTAAGAGAGACCATAGAAATCGTATGAGACAGTTCATGTACTCGCAACTTAAGATACCAAAAGACTTACAGAAGTCAGACCATCAACGAGGTATCTACTATTCTTGTTTCTATGAAAACACCAGAGAGTTTCTCAGAGGTGAGATAGAACAAGACCAATTAGTCAGAAACAACAACGATGGTTCAGTCGAAACACTTACGCAATTGTGGAAGGATAAGTATGCGGCTAAACGAATAAATAACCTCATGAACGCAGAAAGACAAAATTTAACAGAAACATTATTCTATGATGATATCATTTCGATGTCATGGGAAGAATGTAAACAAAAATATTTAGGAGATGTAGGTAGATGAACATTATAGACATGTTACCAGTAACACACAAAAAGAAAGTGACAGTAGGCAGAGATGACTACAGACACTTTGAAGAATCAATGAGTAAACTAGAAGGTCTGAATGTTTCATTACCACACATGGTAACACATAACAAAGAAGAAGACACATTTACCGTTGAACTTTTAGATGCAAACAATGTTAATCTAGAAGAACTTGATAAATTAGTAGAAGATACTAAATTTTTAGTAGAAGGAGAATAACAAATGGAATATCAAATAACACCACTTAGACAAGAACATGCAAAAGGATGTTATGAACTTCAACATGAAGAGGGTCTACACTTTCACGGCGAAGAAGAATTACACTCACAAGAGACATGGAATTTTATTGCAAATCAAATGAAAGACTCATGGGTCTGTTTACATGAAGATAGAGTTGTCGCTATGATTATTGGGTGGATAACACTTGTAGATGAAGAAGAAGATGAGAACAGAGATTCATTGACCTACTTCACTTATGACTTATGTGCAACAAAAGACGGAATGTATCCTGGTGCCATGAAACAATTGATGACTGTCGTGTGGGCAGAACATCCTTATGTGACTGCATGGATACATGAAGACAATACAACAGCAATTGAGTACTCTAAGTTATGGGGTTCTAAGGTATGGAAACCAAAGAGTTCTGGTACTGGACCTAAAATGTACATGACTATTGCAACAGACAATGATGTCTCATTGGCACTCCGTGAAAAGACAGAAGAACTTATGGGTATAGATAGAGAGGGTTGACAGTAGCCCTCATTTTTTGTTATCCTTATTCCATGATGAAAAAGGAGACAAAAATGATATACAAATTCGTAGATGATTACATCGAACTAGGGTTAGATGACTGCAAATTTATAATTAATGGGTATGAGTATACTGCAATTATAAAAGAAGTTACCGACACTCACCTGGTAGTTAAACCAGTCCAAAAAACAAACTGGAAAGATACCTTCGAAAGGTCTCCTCAATGGAAACACGAAGAGATATCTTTGCCTGCAAAATCTTATAAAAAATTCGACTTACAATTCTGGATTGACGGAAGAGGTTGTGACAACTCAGCAATAGGTTGTCATGGTTGTTGGGAATCTTACACTGCTTTGGCTGCGTAGGGGTTGACAATGGGTGTCACTTTTTGATAGGATGGAACAGTAGAGAGAACATACAGAAACGGAGAAAGACTATGCTAAACTTAATAATTCAAACACAATACAAAGAGAACTATGCCGCTCATAATGAAGATTATGAACATGGTGTTTCAGAACCGTATTGGAAATTTAAGGGTGGTTCTTCATATCTGATTACAGATGTGGACTTTATTAACTCCGAGCACCTTCAAGGTCTTGTTGATGAGACTGCATTTATACATTCTTATGAGAATCCTGCATCTATGGAATATGTCCTAGATTGGGAACTTATTGATGAAGATAACCTTCATGAACATATTGAACATTGGGAAACTCCTTACATTCTAGAGAAGACTGCCGATGGTTGGACTTCATCTAAGTTCACCGACAATGGTGAAGATGGTTACATGAGAGATGAGATAGTCTCTAGAACTCAAGTTTGGACATATGAACAAGGCAATAGAGATTGTGTCAATTATCATGTCGAGTTCTCTATGATTGATAATAAGACAATAATTGGCGAAAGGGCATTGCGTGTGTGGTTCGAATCAAGAGAGGCATTAAATGAAGTATCTTAAAGAAATTACTGATTGGTCAGAGGCAAAGACTTCTGTACCAAATCACACCTACATTGTTAATGATGCATTGCATCTTGTAGGTTACATCAAAACTGGAACTAAAGATGAGATAATCTTTAAGTCTCCAATGAAACAATTTTCTAAGTCTAGACGAAAGTTCATAGACATAACTAAACATAAAATCAAATAGGAGAAATTTATGAATACAATAAAAATAGAAAACTACAAAGGCTTATCAATAGCCAGTTCGGCCGGTAAAGTCGGAATCAAACTTTGCAATAAAGAACTACTTGGCACCAGTTCTGGTAAAACAAAATCTTTCGGCATTAACGAAGATGAGTTTGTAATGTCAGATGAATATAGACAACAGGCTATAGCATTTTATAATAACTTTGCAAAAGCAACTTGGACTCGATACTTGTCTGATACAGACTTTAAAAAAATGAATGAGATGCAAGTACAATATGACAAAAAAATGTCAAGATTTAAAAGTTCTGCCAGAATGTCTGCAATGGATGCCGTTGATAAAGCTTTTGCATAATGACTAATACTATAGAAGGATATACCGCATACGCTAAAGGTGAAATTATAGATGATGCAGTATATCCTTATGTTAGAGATGTTCTAGAAAACTTTGCATCTGGTGAACTTAAAGAAAAGATAGTCACCAATGTATTGGGTTATAAACAATCAAGTGAATCAATCCATGGCGAAGATGCTTTCAATAACGACAGACCTGTTGAGATTAAGTGTGAAACTGCTACACCATTATGTGGTAAGGCGACCTGGGGATCCACTAACACTTATACTAAATTACAAAAACTATTTGAATCAGACCAAGAGTTTGTTCTTGCTGGTTGGTCAAAGAAAGGAAGACTTGTCTATATCTTATCTTGTAATTTGAATGATACCGATGTAATTGTAAAGATAGAAGAGACAATTAATAGACATAGGGTTAGAACTTCTAACCTTACACCGAAGACAACTCACACTCAGTTGGGAGATGCTGATGCTAAGTTGTTATATTTTAATGAAAAGTATGTTGATGAGACAGAAATTTCAAAACCGT